GGGGATCTCCTTCTGGGCTCAGCCCAACAGTTCGCCACCGTCATCGGCAGCAGATTCATCAACAACACCGAAGTCGGAACTATCCAACCCCGGCACCACGTACAGCTCCTTGATCGCCTCCAGCCTCTTGACTGACGGCTTGGGCGGGTTCCTGGTCACCAGCTTCTGCAGCTTCTTCCACTGACCAGGCCCGATCACCGGTGCAGGACCCACCGGTTCCTTCTTACGGTTCACCTTCTGCGTCGCCAGCTTCTCCGCGGTGGTGGGCGAGATCAGCTTCAGGTCGTACATCTCCTCCGTGTTGAGCCGCATGCGTTTGAGTTCCGCCTCGGCTGCGTCCGCGTCCTGCCACTTCCTCGGCCCTTCGCGGCCCAGTTCCAAGCCGTAACCCAACTCCTGGCAGACCGCTGGGTCGTTGTTGGCTGCGATGAGCCGGCGCTCCGTCTCCGCCCGCACCGCGATGATCCAGTCCTCCAGCATGTCGGTGACCGACATCGACAGGGCCAGGTCTTGATTCGCTTCGCCGGGGAGCTTCACCTCGCCTCTCGCGGCGATGACCTCGAACTCATCCCCCACCGCGCGCTCCAGCTTGAGCCTGTAGGCCGGGCAGGTCGGGATCGCCCGGCAGAACGCGCAGTCCTTGTCGTTCGGGTCCGGATTGAGGAAGGTCTCCATCCAGATCGTGGTGCGCTTCGTGTCCCCCACCGAGAGCGGGTACGCCTCCATCGCGACCCGCACCGACGCCTCCCGAGACCGAGCCGTCTGCGCGAACTTCAGCAGGTAGGCCAGGTCGCAAGTCCACTCCCGTTCGCCACCCTGCTCAGGTTGGTAGATCACGAGCCGGACGGAACGGATGTCGTGCGACAGCTCGAACATGCTGTACGCCCCGAGCGCGTAGTACAGGAGCTGCGGGTTCTCCTCCACCGGCACGAACTTGTAGCCGAACTTCGCATCGATGACGATCAGCTCGTGACCGACCTCGCCGGTGAGAGGATCGGCCCACGGCTTGACCGCGATCGCGTCGGCCGTGCCGAACTGGCCGGGCACCTCGATCCACTGCCCGAACTCGACCCGCTGCTCGACCATCAGCAGGTCGTTGCCAGCGACACCGCGCACGTAGTCCACGTACTCCTGGACCGGAGGCGTCATCCCTTCGGTGAAGGGGATGGTGTGCGTCTGCCTGTTGTTCTCGTAGACCGGGCAGCCCATGCCCACGTAATCCTTGGCCTCGACGATGCCGCCCGGAGCGGTGAGCACCACCGCCGCGAAGTGGTGCTTGCAGGTGCCGTCCTCGCTGGCCTTGGACGAGTTGTTCGGGTAGGCGTCCTCCAGGGTAAGGGACCCGGGGCACACGAAGCGCCGGGCCGCGCCTGACGGGCTGTGCCTGGCGTGCTCGCTCATCAGCGCACCCCCGCCGCAGCCCGGAGCTTGCGGATTGCGGCTTTCATCTTGGCGATCTTCTCATCGAACTCCAGCACCACGTGAGGGTCTGGGTGACAGGTGATAGATCCACGCCAGGCATCCGCTTCGTTCACCGCATCCGCCAGCAGACGGATCTCGGCCCGCGACAGGCCCGTGGGGTTGGGCTTCTTCGCGGCCTTGGGCGGTTTATAGCCGATGGCGGTCACCTGGACCGTGGCCGGCTGACCACAAATCGTCGTGTCGAAAGTCCCGACGACCGCCGGCATGGGTGGCAGGCTGTCCACCACCTGCACCGGGGTCACCCCCAACGGAATTTGCTGTTCCATGTTCTTCCTTCGCAGGCAGCGAGGTACGCCCGCATGATTCGATGAATCGGCCACAACCTGCGTGCGGTCCTCGCATCGCAAGACCAGTTGAGGCCGACGTGGCCCAAGGCCGTAGTCAAGGGTGTGAGCTTCAGCCCATGCTCTCGTCGCCGGAGAGGCCGGCCAGCACGAGCGCCGGGTCGGCACCGTCGTTCAAGGCCTTGAACGCTGCGTGCGCGGCGTCGTAGTACTCGGGCTTGATCTCCAGCCCGCTCTTGGCACCACCGAGGGCGGCCAGGGCGGCCACCAGGGTGGGGCGGTTCTTCACGGCGTCCTTGCGCAGGTAGCCGTTGATGAGGTCACCGATGCCGGTCTCGGGGTAGGACTTGCTGGCGAGGCTGGTGCTGGCTGCAGATTCAGCCGGGGCCGGGGCCGGGGCCGGCGCAGGGCTTGCGGCGGGGGGCTTGCCCTTGCCAGCGGTTGCTTTCGTGGCGGACGCAGCGGGAGCCGGGGTCTTGGCTTCCGGGGTCGCAGGCGGCGTAGTAGCGGCAGGGGCTGCCGTCTCCGCAGGCTTTGACACGGAGACCGGGGTGCCGGTCGGCACTGCATCGCGCCCGAAAAAATCAATGACCTCCTGCGGGGTCTTGAACGTCATCGTGACTTGGATCGTCATGGGGTCCTTCGTTGGTTGAGTCGTTGAATCAGAACGCAGAGCGCCTTCACCCTGCGGGTTCGCTTCCTGGAGTCCTCGTCGTCTCGGATAACGGACCTCGACCAGCGAGTCAATGCCTGCCGCAGCAAGATCCTGTACCACCACATCTTCACTTTGTTCCCCAGAAGGAGCGAGCCGAGTGTAGCACTTGGTCCAAGGGTCGTGTCAACCCTCTACTCGGTATTTGCGATTACTGGACCAGGTGCTACAGTCGGCCCCTCATGAAGCGAACCAACCTATCAGACCTGGATGTGGCAACGCGGCACGAACTCGCCGCGGAGGTACCCACGAGCGAAGCCGTGATCCGGCACATCGCAACGGGCCGCCGCCAGGCAAGCTCTGGTATGGCCATCCGCATCGAGCGGGCCGCCGCGAAAATCGGCCTGCACATCCCGCGCTCGGACCTCTCGTCTGCGTGCGCCACCTGTGAGTACGCCCGCCAATGTGAGCGGAGCAAGAAAGGGAAGTCATGACACGTGAAGACGCCTGGACAATTGGGATCGGGATTGCGGCTGTGGTCGTGGCGCTCGTCACGACGCCCGCTGACGCAGCGCCGGCCGTGAAGACAGGAGACGTACTGTACGCCATGGTGAAGATCGCCCAGCCGCTCAAGGTTGACGAGCGGGTCTACGAGGACCATGAGATCCACGGTTCGCTGTACGCGGATCGCGAGTCGTGCGAGGCACGGGCGAAGCGCGAACTGCAGCAGAACGCCGCCGAGGCACTGGCCGGCACGGCCAAGTTCCGCGTCTTCGTCGGTTGCATCCCGATTCCGGCCCCCGTCCCCGCAGCACCGTACCTCTGAGGCCCGCCATGGTCGAGATCCGAATCGCAGCGCACCGCCTCGCGGAGCGCGAGAACGAGGTTCTTCTCGGTCAGCTCCTGCTGACCGAGTTGAGGGACGCGCTGGTCCCTGTGACCGGGGTCTTGTTTCCGACCGGTGTCATCTACGGGACCTTGAGCACCAGCACCGACCTTGCGACTGGCGACACGGTGCTGCAGTGGGCCGAAGACTGAACCGGCTGCTGGAGGTCCTCGCCGCAGCCTACGTGCTGTGGGAACTATTGAGGCTGACACGTGGCAAGTAGCTACTACAACGAGATCGACCCGAAAGCCGCAGCATGGCTGCGCGAGTTGATCGCCAAGGGCCTCATAGCCCCAGGAGAGGTAGATGAGCGAAGCATCGAAGACGTTCGACCGTCAGAACTCGCGGGCTTCACCCAATGCCACTTTTTCGCCGGCATTGGGGGCTGGTCCTACGCCTTGCGGCTTGCTGGGTGGTCCGACGACCGACAGGTCTGGACCGGTAGCTGCCCCTGCCAGCCTTTCAGCCAGGCAGGCCAAGGCCGCGGGACTACTGACGAGCGGCACCTCTGGCCAGCCTGGCACTACCTCATCGAGGAGTGCCGCCCTGGCGTCGTCTTTGGGGAACAAGTTGCGAGCCGCGATGCCTTGGCTTGGTGGGACCTGGTTCACGATGACCTGGAAGCAACGGGCTACGCCTGCGCAGCGTTCGATCTGTGCTCTGCGGGCGTCGGCGCTCCGCACATCCGCCAGCGGCTCCACTTCGTGGCCGACCGCTTCGGCCCGGGACTGGAAGAGCAGCGCCAGCAACTTGCATGGGGTCAACTCGCGACCCCCGAACGAGGTGGCTCGGCTTGCGAGTTGGCCAACACCGTCAGCGTGCAGCCCGCAGAACCTGCGAGGTTCGGGCACGGACCCGGAAGTACGCAAAGCACAGGGGCGTCAGGTCAGTCTGCAGGACGCAGTGAGACTCGCGACTTGGCCGACGTGTACGGTTCAGGACTCGGTGCGAGGGGTCAAGGACGCCAGGCCTTGGGACACGGGGCGACCACTGGGGCAGGTAGCGGCGTTATCGATCCCTGGGCCCGCTACGAACTCATCCCCTGCCGAGACGGCAAGTCCCGGCCAATTGAACCCGGCTCTCCCCCGGTGGCTCATGGGCTACCTGCCCGTGTGGTGCGACTGCGCGGTTACGGCAACGCCATCAACCCGCACGTCGCGGCCGAAATGATCCGGGCCTACATGGACGTGCGCGGATGACCCTCGACGACCCCCTCATCGCTGCGCTGGAGCCCATCACCAGCCGGGTGCGCACCGACGTGACCGCGGTCCGTCGGCTGGACGGGCTCCAGGCGTGGACCAAGCAGGCCCTGACCCCTGAGCGCGTCGCCAAGCACCTGAATGGTGGGCCCGCACGCGGGGTCTGCCCCATCAAGGCCGGCGAGTCGGTGACCCTGCTCGGGCTGCTCGACTTCGACAGCCACAAGGGCGAGACCAACTGGGCGACCATGAGCCACACCGTGTGGCTGGTGGCCAGCGCGCTGGAGTTGTGCCACGGCGCGGTGCCGGTGCTGTTCCGCTCCACCGGTGGCCGTGGGGTGCACCTCTACATCCTCTGGGACGACCCGCAGGACGCCTACAGCGTGCGCACGTGGTTGGCCGAGGTGCTCAGGTCTTGCGGCTTGCGGCCTGGGGTGCGTGGTGTCGCAGCCAAGGAAGTGGAGGTGTTCCCGCGTCAAGACTCCGTGCCAACCGATGGCTTCGGGAACCAGTTTATTCTGCCTCTCGCCGGCAAGTCGGAACTCCTGCAGTTCGAGGAGTTGAGTGGCATCCTGGAAGTCGTACCCCGCGAGTCGGTAGTCAGCATGCACTGGCCCATGTCGCCGCCCGTGCCGGTGGTCGAGAGGCCCGAGCACCAGCGCGGCCTCGTGGCTCGCTCCGCGGAGCGTGACACGCCGTGGATGCTGGCGCTGGACGCGATCCCCAACTCGGGCACCGCGACTCTGGACTACGACGCCTGGCGCAACGTGGTGTTTGCCGTCCACTACGAGACCGGAGGCAGCCACGAGGGCCTGTCCATCGTCGAGGAGTTCAGCGCGCGCAGCGCGAAGGCCGACTTGGACTTCCTGCGCGAGAGGGTGTGGCCGTTCGTGCGCAGCGACCACGCGCAGCCGATCACCGGCAACACGATCATGGCCATGGCCCGTGGCAGCGGGTGGCAGGAGCCGCTGGACGACAGTGCGTTCTCGGTGTTGACCGAGGAGGGTGAGGAGGCTGTCGCAGGGGTCGAGAATGTGGTGCCGGTCAGGCGCCGCGGTGTGCCGGCGGCCGAGCACAAGACGACGGACCAGGCGAATGCGAACAGGCTGGTCAAGGCCTACGGTCACCGGGCGCTGTGCGCGGGTGACAAGTGGTACATCGACGACGGCAAGCGCTGGGCGCTGGACGAGGCGGGGATCTACAGGTACGCATGTCAACTCTCCCGCATCGTCGGGGACGAGGCTCGCGTGTTGTTGCAACGAGCGAAGGAGAAAACTGAATGACTGATGACCATCAACAAGACTGCCAGAACTTCTGGTGCGCCGCCTACCTGGCCACGTTGTCGGCCGGGTTCCTGGAGGATGCGGAGGAGACCGCCGACCAGGCGCTGCTGGCTTACGACTCGCGGTTCGCGCCTGTCGAGGAGCCGGTTGTCGATCCGCTGCCCGAGCTGGACGCGAACGCCGGCATGGACCTGCTGGGCTGACCGCCATGGGTCACAACATCCAAGAGAACCGCAAGAACCGCCCGGTGTTCAACTCCCGACCCGGCGATGACCCGACGTACATCCCGTACCGTTCGGGCTGGAACGGCTACCTCCGCAGACACACCAACCCCCACCCACTCGGTGACCCGGATGGTCAGCTCTGGGAGCTGGGGTGGTTGGACGCGCAACGGAAGGGCGAGCCCTCATGAGCAAACCACCTAGCGAAGCAACCCAGTTGCGGACCGCAAAGCGTGAAGCCAAGGAGCTGACCGGGGAGAACTGGCGCCTCCGCAACGAGGTCGATCATTTCCGTGCCCGGGCCACGAAGGCCGAGCAGCAATGCGCGGAGTGGAAGGAGCGGTTCGACATCCTGCTCCGGCGTGACCAGGAGAAGCCCTCATGAAGCACGAACTCAAGTGCTGGTCCAGGTACTTCAACGACCTCTACGTCAAGCCCTTCGAGTTGCGGCTCAACGACCGCAACTACCAGAAGGGTGACGTGCTCCACCTGCGTGAGTGGTGCCCCATGGAGGCCGCCTACACCGGCCGCGAGTGCCTGCGCGAGGTGACCTACCTCCTGAGCCCGGGGGCACCTGGGCTCCGGCCCGGGTTTGTCGGCTTGGGGCTCGGGCCTTGGATGAGCGTGAGGACTCTGACGTGACCACCGCAACCGACGACACCAAGGTCCGAGCCGAGTACGAGGCCGACCGCAGCAGCCTAGCCGAGGCCGCGGAGGCTGCAGCCGAACGTGCCGGAAACCTGCAGACCGAGGCCGACCGGCTGGAGGCCGTTGCAGCGACCGCGGTGGCCAAGGCTGGGGTCGAGAAGACGGTCGAGGCCAAGGCCGCCGCCACGCTGGCTCGCAAGGCGGCCACCGAGGCCCGACACCAGGCTCGTAAGGCCGTGACGCTGGCCGAGCGCGCCGAGCGCGAGGCGGCCAAGGCCAAGCCGTGGGAGGAGGAGAGCGCCGACGCCTTGCGGGCCTGGGCTCGCGAGTGCGAGATGAAGCCGCGCATCGATGCCGCGGTGGGTCTGCTGCGCAAGATGCTGACCGTGGACATCGAGGTGATGGACCGGGACCCGTGGCTGCTGAACTGCCGCAACGGCACCGTGGACCTGCGCACTGGCGCTCTGCGCGAGCACCGCTCCGAGGACCTCATCACCAAGCTGACGGACCTGGACTACAAGCCCGAAGCCCGAAGCGTGCTGTGGGAGACCGTGCTCGGGCAGATCGCAGGCGGGGACGCGGCACTGGTCGGGTTCTTGCAACGGTGGTTCGGCTACTGTGCCACCGGCAGCGTGCGCGAGCAAGCCTTCGTCGTCCATTGGGGCAAGGGGTCGAACGGCAAGTCGTTGGTCATGAGCACCATAGAGCGGGCGCTGGGTGAGTACGCCGGTGCGGCGGCGCCTGGCCTGATGGCCGACTCGCGAGGCGACGGCGACAACCGCCACCCCACCGAGATCGCGGACCTGAAGGGCCGGCGCATGGTCACCGCCAAGGAGACCGGTGACGGCATGACGCTGCGCGAGGCGTTCATCAAGGGTGTGACCGGGGACGACAAGATCAAGGCCCGGTTTATGAATCAGGACTTCTTCGAGTTCACCCCCACCCACAAGTTGCAGTTGATGACCAACCACCGGCCGGTCATCAAGGGTCAGGACGAAGGCATCTGGCGGCGGGTGCTGCTGGTGCCGTACCTGCAGCTCTTCGGTACCGAGGACCAGGTGGCCACGGGTGAAACACAGTGGCTCAAGGATCAGGACCTGGCCGCCAAGCTCGCGCGCCGCGAGGAGCTTGAGGGCGTGCTGGCCTGGATCGTGGCCGGGGCTCGTGAGTGGCACGACACCGGTCTGCGGCCGCCCTCGGTGGTGCTGGCCGCCAAGGCCGAGTACCAGGCGGAGCAGGACCGGGTGAAACTGTTCGTGCAGGAGTGCTGCGAGGTGGACCAGACCGCTGTGGTGCGGGCTGGCCAGGGCACAGGCGGGACTCAGGGGGGGGTGGAGTTGCTCACCGAGCCTGCCGGCATGGGTGGGGGGTTGTACCCGACCTACTCGTCATGGTGCAAGGAGGCCGGGGTGTACGTCATGAGCCGGCAGAAGTTCGCTGCGGAGTTGCGGCGGGTTGTTCCGGGCTGCCAGTTCGCCCACGGGAAGGCGTCACTTGAAGGTGGGGGCCGCCGGGACGTGCTCAGGGTTCACGGCTTGCGGCTCTTGCCTGAGTGACGCACCAGACCCATACGGACAGGGCAGCGGCGGGGTCTACTCCGTAACCACGTTGACCTTTCCCGATGCAACACCACGTCCGCGACCGGGATAGTGCGCCAGGGTTCGGGTAGATGTGAGGTTTGGGGTTGCGGAGATACCGGCGGGTCGATTCAGTGATCATGTGGGTGTCGGCTTAGTGGTGGTCGAGAACTGAAGTGGGCCGAGGGCGACAACGCCCAACCGGTGGCGGTCAGTGCGCCCCGCGGCGATGAACGCGTCCGCTTGGCACAGGCTCACGAATGGTCCACCCATCAGGTCCTGGGGTTGGTCGTTCTTGAACCAAGCTACGAAGTACAGTTCGGATTCGAGGTCCATGCGGGCGTCCTTTCGGTTGACGGTTTAGGGTTTGAGGCAAGCATGCGCAGCCGCCAGCTTGGCCAATTGGTAGTTGGCAACGGCGATGCCGCCGCAGATGGCTGCCATGACCACGAGCATGACGACGTGTTTCATCGCGGTTCCCGGATACCGAGACCCTCTTCGCAGAACTGCCTCAGTGCTCCGTTGGCGTACATGCTGTCCTTGCCCCGCACGTAATCATGCACGTTCTGCAGAGCCTCGCTGGCCAACTGGGCTTCGTGGGCCTGCACCGCCCACGCGTCCGCAAGCTGCTTGGCCGCGTCACCATGCATGCCGGTTGACGCCTCAAGGATCAGTCGGCCCATCGCTTCTTTTCTCATGTGGTTGTCCTTTCGGTTTTCGGTTTTCGGTTCAGGGTCTGGGGAACAGGGCTCGGATGGCTTCTCCGTAGGTCACGTCTGGGTTGGCTATGCCGTCCAGGCGGTCGCACTCCGCGGCGCATTGCTCTGCAACGGCTGCGGCAACGTGGTGCACTATTTCCTCCACGTCTGCTCGGTTGACGTTGTCGTAGAGGGTGGTCAACCAGCCACCAACGTGCAGCAGCACGTCGTAGTCGTCGGTGACCTCGATGCCTTCGGGGAGTGGCTTGGTGCTCATGACTTCTTCCTTTCCGCGATCTCGACCAGCTTGATGCGGCGCTCGATTTCGGCGATGTCCTTTTCGACAGCCTCGACTTCGCCGTCGAGGAGGACTTCGTAGTTGATCACCAGGTACGTGCGAGCGCCGTCGAGCGCGTAGCCCAGTAGGTCGGCCTTTGATAGTTTGTGTCGGGTCATGGTGTCCTCTTAAAAAGGAGCCGGCGGATAGACCGGCTTCGGTTGTTGCTTCTTGAGCCGGGCCCACTCTTTCAGGTCGAGCCGGCCGAATGGCCAGCCGAGAGGGTCGGCTTTCTTGTTTGGGCTCACGATCCCTAGACGGTCACGAGCTTGCGCAGCAAGCCTACGGGGTCGAGAGATCGGAAGAGCACACGTCTGAACTCCAGTCACACAGTGATCTCGTATGCCGTCTTCTGCTTGAAAAAAAAAA